GAAATAGTGCCGCAAAAAGTAAAACCCATCCTTGACCCGGAACACTCCGCCCAGGTCTTTGCACTCCAGGCCGTGGCGGGCGTAACCATTGCTGATGACCTTCCCGGCCCGCTCGCATATCGAGCGGTCATTATCCAGGACAAGGTAGTCATCCATGTAGCGCTCCGCAAAGCGGCAGAAGCAGCGTAGCTCGTGGTCAACCTCGCTCATCAGCGCCACCTGGTTTAGTTGGTTGATCTGACTGCCCAGACCCGTGCCGCGGGGCCCGAAAGGGTCGGCGGCAATCTCGGCAGGGTCTCGCGGATCCTTGACACTCGCCACGATGTCGTCGAGATACTGGTGGTAGCGTTGCTCCCGCACAAGCCTGTGGTCTTGCTCGCGGACATGGCTCTGCGGCGTCATAGGGAAATACTTTTTGCCGTCCAGATGGATGCCCCAGCCGTCATTAGAGCCGCTGACGCGGTACATGTGTTGCAGCGCGGCCACGGTGCGCCGGATAGCCAGGTCGGTGCCCTTGCCGGTTTGACAGGCCACGTTATCATAGACCAGGCTGCGGGTCAGGTCATCGTAGACGCCGTTATTGCACATTGACCGCTGCCACACCCGGTCCTTAAACCACGGCGCGATAGCCGTCCTACGCTTCGGCCTGTATATCTCCACCGGCACGCCGGGGCGCAGCTTATACCTGCCGCCACGGAGCTGGTCCTGCAAGGCTCGCGCCTTGCACAGGCCATGGGTGTACCAGTCCACAGGCCCCTCCTTGTGAGATACCCCGCGTTTGCACTGGCGGATGGCCTTGTGCAGTTCCCGGAGCGAGGTGGCGTCCTCAAACTGTCCCACGGCACCCCTCCTTGTTTGTCGATGTAGACCGGCCTGGAGCGGGCTACCCCGCCCCAGACGGGCCCGGCGCCGCTGCTGATAGCCGGAAGCCTAAAGCGCCCGGCGTCACTAAGGCGCGGTTTTGCCCTTCCGCGCACGGCTTATTTTGACCGCCTCTCGGCGGCGAGGATTAGGACCCCCTGTGTGGTTGCTTTGCTTTCGGCGTCTCGCTTACTTGAACTCACTATCCCACAGTCGCGGCACGACCGCGTTGGCGTTCTGGCCGTTGTTGTTCGTGAGAGAGCCCGTCGTGGTGCCGTTGCGCTCGTTGTTTGCGTTCGCCGGGTTGCTCGACGACAGCCAGACGTTGCTGGCGGAGCCAGCCCCAACGGGACTAACACTAACGGTCCCTACCCTCCGTTATCAGCCCGGGTGGGCTGCCATAACGCTTAGTGTCGGAGGCAATCCACGCTGCCAGCTTTGCGTTGAGCTCGTTGATCAAGCGGGCCGTCTCGCTCAGCTGGTCCGGGTTGATGTCCAGGATATAGACGGCATCGTCGAGCGCGGCGTCAAAGGTCTTGAGCTTTGCAACGGCGCTTGTCAGCAGCCGGTGCCGGTCGCCCCACTCGTCCAGCGTCACCACCTTAGTCTCGTTGGCCTCACGGATGGTGTTGGCCACGTCGTTCATCTGCCGCGCCAGGTCGCCGGCCAGCAGCCAGCGGCTCCGCTTCGGGAAAAGCCCCTCCTGGCACAGCTTGCGGGCAAAATGGAGCTTGAGCTGCTTAGTGAGCAGCAGCGCCGGCGTTTTCGCCGTCGTATGCTTGTGCTTGTCCTCTCTTGGCATTGCTTTCCTCCGTTGCGGAGGCCCGCCCCCGCTGGCGCGGGGCGCGGTCTCTCCGCGGTTGATGTCAGATGATCGTCAGGCGCGGCACGACCGCGCCGGCGTACTGGCCGATGTTGTCCGAGAGAGAGCCCGCCGCGGCGCCGATGCGCTCGTAGTGTGCGAGCGCCGGGTAGCTCGACGACAGCCAGACGTCGCTGGCGGAGGCGCCGTTGTACCAGATGCGATCCTCGTTCGTGGCCCCCACATAGAGGGACAGTGGCGTGGAGCGCAGCACCGTGCCGCCGGCGGAAACAGGACCCTCCACCACGCCACTGTTATTGCCAAAGTTAAGGTCAAGCATGGTGGGGATGGTCACCGTGTCCTCGATGTCCTCATAGCCGCCGCCGTCGCAGTTGGGGATGGCATAGCGTGTGCGGGTGCGCCCCAGCACCGCCACCAGCTCCGGGTCCATACGGTGGAGCAGGCCCTCGTCCGTCAGGTTGGGGCGACGGCTCCAGATGGTGGCGGGCTTGAAATCCACCACCGCGTCATTGCTATGGGCCCACTGGCGAAAATAAGCCGTAGACCAGCGGTTGCCGCCGTACCGGGCGCGGTCGACAAAATTGACCGCCGCGCCGCTCATAAGGTTACGGTTGTTCGCAGCGGCCACGCCCAAGGGCGTCCCGTCCGTGGCGTCTGCGGCAGCGGACAGCGCCAGACCGCTCTCGATGGTGGTCACCGTGTCCTCCGTCCTGGATGTCAGCGTAGAGCCGGCCACCAGATCGCCGCTGAGGGTAAAGCCTCCGCCCACGGGCACGGTTTTTGTGGTCGTAAATTTAACGTAGGTCCTGGCGCTGGCCGAGGTGGCGTAGCCGATGTTATACGTGCCCGCGGGCATACCGTCAGGCCAGTCCTCGGCCCGGATGGCGTACAGGAACTGGGGCGGGTCAAAAACCATCGTGCCCCAGGCGTCGTCCGCAATCAGCGTCAGACTGTGGGTGCGCCCGGCCTCAACCGGTGCCATCTCGTCAAACCCGGCCACGTTGATGACTTTGGTCGCGGTGCCCAGCGTGGTAGTCTTCTCCTCCGCCACGCTGAAGTACTCCGACATCCGGCCAGCCCGGACGATCTGCTGGACCTTGGCCCACGTGTCCGGGATGATGTCGCGCACCTCCACGACCAGAGTGGCGGTCAGCACGTAGGGCGTCACGGTGTAGGTCAGCAGCACGCTCTGCTGCTCGGCGGCAACGGAAAACGTGCTGGGGGTGATAACCAAATCGGCATTGTCCACCGTCTCGGTGTAGCCGTTTGACCAGTACAGTGTCACCACCATGCCGGTGGTATCAAAATCGTTGCCGATCTCGTACAGGGTCTTGGTGGGCGGCGTGGTCACGGCGATGTGGGTAGGATAGGCCGCGGGGAGGTGGGCCTCCGCCAGCACCTCCGCCAGGGTCTTGTTGTCACTCCACACCGATGCCGCCACCCGGCCCGTCACCAAATCGTTGAGACGGTAGCTCGCCAGCTGGCCCTCGTCGTCGTAGTTGATGGCGATGGTGCAGAGATACAGGGGGTAAGCCAAAGCGGCAGTATCAAAGAAAACGTGCCTGCCCGTGGCGTTGATGTTCGCCAGCAGCGCCGCCAGGTCGGCCAGCGTCATGGTGCCGTCGCGCAGCGTGACAATCTCCACGCCGTCGATAGGCTCCCAGCCGGTGGGCTTGCCGTCAGCATCCACACCCGAGGCTCGAATCATCTGCCCGGTGGCGGCGTGCGTCACGCCCAGCCCGATGCCGGGCAGATGTTGAAGCAGTGCAAAGGGGATAATACCATCCATAACGTCGCCTCCTTACAGCTGCACCCAGGAGCCATCCAGGGCTTTTTCCTTGATAACTTTATACCCCGCGCTGTGGATCAGCGTCCCGGGGGGCCATTCCCCCGGCAGCGCCGCCGCCAGCTCCTCCGAGCTCTTGGCGATGTCGGCATCCGACAGCAGCACGTCCGCCGGCACGTTGGGCAGGTCAGGCAGGGCCTTCACCGCCGTTACAATGTATTCCATTCTATCCGCTCCTTTCGGTACCCGAGTTGGGCACAAATTAAGTATTGCCGTTATACACCGGCACCACCGTCAAGCCGACATTGGTACCGGCCTGGTAGCTGGCGCCCCCGGCGCCATCGAAATCAAAGCCACACCACCAGTCATTGGAGGCGATCTGGTAGCTGCCGGATTCCCCCCGGGGGATAAATATCCCGGCTTTGTAGCTGCCGATCCCGCCGTACACAGAATAACCGATGATCTGGCGCTTGACTACGGCGCTGCCGTCTACGGTCAGCGCGCCAAACGACGCCGACGATGCAATCACCTTGTCAAAGCTGCCGTCTCCTGCGCTGACGGTCGCCGCCGTCAGGCCGCCGCCGTCCATCGTCACGATGTCGAGCTCCCCAACGACCTCCCCGTTCTTGGTGGTCTTTTTATGCAGGACAACACCGGCCGGCGAGATGGTCAGCGTCCAGTCAACGTCCAGCGTCAGGCTCGCCGTCCCCGCGACCGCCTGGCTAATCGCCACCACGTCGGAGACGGTGATCTTTCCGTCGCCGTTGGTGTCATACTTAACCATGTCCGCGGCGGTGGGGACCACCCTGCCCACAACGATGCCACTGGCCCTCGTCTTATCTGCGGCGCTATAGTCCGAGCTGACATAAGCCACGTGCCCGGTCATGGTAATGGTGCCGTTTTTGCTGCTCATCGCCCCGGTGTCGAGGTTGAGCAAAAAGCTCTCCCCATCGGCGCTGCGGATATACCCCGCCACCAGCTGGGCGGCGGTGATCATCCAGGCGTAGATGTGGCCGTCAATGGCGATCCCCACCGTCCACGGCCCGTTGTAGCCGGAGGTGGAAAACGCCAGGCCCTCATAGTTGAGGCGGACCACCTTCCGGGCCAGCGAGGGATCCTTGTTGTCCGCCACGTACAGCTCGTCCGGCGTGTCGTCGCCGTCGGTGTCCAGCAGCCGGGCGGCGCCGCCCTTGGCGCCCATGGCGATCTTGGCCAGGCCCTTGGCGATGGTCTCCGTCCAGGCACGGGTGGGGGCCTGCTTGATCGCCGCGCTCTGCCCGGCAATCACCGCCGCCACGCTCTCCTGGGGCCGTCCCAGGGTAATGCTGTCGTAGCGGTTCAGCAGCACGTCCCGCACGGTTTCCACTACCCGGGCCTGCACCTGCCCGCCCGGCAGCACCACCGTCACCGTGTCGCCCAGAGCCACGTCCTCCAGCTGGGCCAGGTCGGCGTACTCCGCCGACTGCCCCAACACGGCAAATGAGATCCGCCAGCCGTCCTGGGGGATGGCCAGCTCGTGGGCGGCAATGTAGTCCGCCGCCGCGGTCTGGAGCTGGGTCTGGGTGGGGGCTGCGTCAAAGTCCTGGGACACGTCCAACGGCAGCACCCGCTGCACCGCAAACGTGCCCGGTACGTCCACCACCGGCCCCGTCACCGTCGAGTCGTCGCCCTGCCACCAGGCCACCACACCGCTGTACATGCCATCGGTGGTCCGGTCCCGGTCGGCCGTCAGCAGATTTTTGCCGTACCGGATGACAACATGCCGGTCGCTGCCACGATGGGCCTGCAGCCGCACCGTGCGCCAGTCGTAGGCCACGTCGCCGCCGTAGACCTCCCGGGCCTTACCCAGGGCAGAAAACGCGCTGACGGGCTCGGAAACGGTCAAATCCGCCGTCCCGGTCACGTCGGTCTCAAAGGCAAAGTCGCAGTCGATCATGGCGTGGGTGCCGATGGCCGCCAGCGCCTCCTGAGCGTCCTGGGCCGAAAAAGGCGCCACCGGGATGCCGCTCATGTCGTAGGCCAGGTGACGGCCATACCACGTCACCGTGCCCTGCAGCGGCTTGGCGCTGCGGTAGAGGCGATAGGGCTGGGGGTCGGTGGCGTCGTCGGGCTTGCACACGACGACGGCATCCTCCAGGAGTCTGTCCGCCTGCTCCCCGGCCTGGGGGTAGGTCATCGTCAGCTCGCTGCGTCCCGACAGCGTCTGGGTCACTTTGCAGCTGACGGCGTCGCTGAGGAGCCCGTAGCCGTTGCCCACATAGTCCGTGCTGTAGGTGCGTTTGATGTACCAGGCCGAGCCCGCAAGACCGTTTTCCGGGTAGGCGTCCGCCACGTCGGAGCTGACGCGCCCGACCTGCTCGCCGGGCTCGTCGCTGGCCCCCAGCACGTTGACGGTCACGTCGCCCTTGTAGTCCTTGCGCCACGTGGTATCGGCAGGCGCGAAATGCAGCAGCTCAATTGGATGATAGTAGTCGGTCGACACCCACCTGCCGACCATGTAGGCCTGGAAAAACGCCTCAAACTCCTCATCCGTCACGCTGCCCGACGGCAGCCGGACGCTGGCATAATGCATCTCGGCCCCCTCGTCATAGGGATTTACGCCCACGTCCCAGTAGTAGATGCTAAGGAGCCGCACGTAGCCGCTGCTGAAAAGCCACGTGATGGTCTTGCCGGGCACGGTCTTAGGGTAGCTGTACTTGTCCCACGCGTACTTGCCATACGGCTCCCCCTGGGGCCCAAAAATTTTAGGATAGCTCATAGTCTCCACCACCTCGGTTGGATCCGCCCGGAGGTGATCCCCGCGGCGGTAATGATTGTGTCGCCCGCCCCCAGGGCGGGAAAGTCGGTAATCAGGTGGTTCAGCGGCGACGCGCCGCAGTAGGCGGCCAGCCGCTGGCAGTCGATGACCATGGTGCCGCTGTAACCCTCCGGCAGGTCGATGTTCGTCGTGCCTACCGTCAGCGTGCCGCCGTTGGGCGCCACCACCTCGATGATGGGCCTTGCGTCAAAGCCGGTGGGGTTGGCCAGCGTGATTGACCCGCTGGGGTCAAGGGCCGTCCACGCCTCCCCCGCCGTCAGCCACCGCTGGGGTTTGCAGTCAAAGATCACCGTCACCTCTGCCTGATGGCCCAGGTACCGGGGGGCGAAGCCCAGCTCGCCCGCCAGCCTGGCCATGCGGTACTCCCCCGGGTGGGCGTCGTCCTCCAGCCGGTGATAATTGCCGTCCCCGGCCAGCCAGGCCCGGATTTGCGGCACGCTGCCGGAAAAGCCCCGCTGCACGTAGCAGGGATAGGCCACCATCACGTTGCGCCACCGTCCGTTATCCACCACCAGGTCGCCGCTGCGCCCCGGCACCGCCAGGGCCGTCACGTCCCGCTCCGGGGCGTTGTAGGTGCCGCCGTGGCTGCACAGCAGGTGCAGCGTGCCGGAGTTGATCCCGGCAAAGCTAAACGTATTACTCACGCAAACACCGCCTCCTCGTCGCCGATAAGATCCCGCAGCCGCCGCAGCACCGCGTCCGCGATCTGATTGGGATCCTGCCCGGGCGCCCCGGTCACGTTGATCACCACGCCGCCCAGGTTGGCCACCCGGCTGCCCGGCGCCGTCACGTCGATGCCGCCCAGCGCGTCCCGGCCCAGCCGCTCCATGGCGGCGGCCACGCCCTGACGGTTGCGGTCAATGCCCTGGGCCAGGCCCTCGTCCAGCATCCGGCCCATCCAGGCCATCTCCGTAGAGGGAGAATGGATGCCGAAGATGCCCTTGATGCCGTTCAGGATGGCGCTGCCAAAGCCCCGGATTTTATCCAGCACCCAGCTGGTCACGTTGGAGATGCCGTTCCAAAGGCCCTGCACCAGGCTGCGGCCCACGCCCTGCATGGCGCCCACCGCCGAGGTCAGCACCCGGGGGATGGCCTTGAGGATGCCGCCCAGCATGTCAAGCGCCGCGTTGAGGATGGTGGGCATAGCCCCCACCAGCACCTCCGCCATCCGGGCCACGATGCCCGGCAGCGCATCCAGGATAGTGGGCAGTGCCTCCGGGATGGCCTCCACGATGCCCAGCAGCAGCCTCACGCCGCCCTCAATGAGGGCGGGCAGGTTGTCCAGCAGCGTGTCCGCCATGGTGGGTACCAGGTGCGCCACGTCCAGCAGCAGGTCTGGCACGTTCTCGGCAAAGCCGTTGATAACCGAGGTCAGCAGCTCCATGCCCGCCGGCAGCAGTGTCGGCGCCAAATTAGACAGCACCCGTCCCACCGCCGCAGGCAGCCGCGCCACCACGTTCTCCACCATCGGGATGGCATTGTTGGTTACAAAGTTGCCCACCGCCGACGCCAGGGTGTTCAGTGACACCAGCCACGTGTCCGACCCGGTAGCCAGCCCCGCCAGCACGTTCTCCGCCGCCGCCTTCATGGCCCCCAGGGAGCCGGTCAGCGTGGTGCTGGCCTCCTCCGCCGCCACGCCGGTGAGTCCCAGCTCGCCCTGGATGGCGTGGATGGCGGCGTACACGTCGCCCAGGTTGTCCATGTCGTAGTGTACGCCCGTCAGCGCCTCGGCGTCCGAGAGCAGCCGCTCCATCTCCGCCTTGGTGCCGCCGTAGCCCAGCTTCAGGTTGTCCAGCATGGTATAATTTTGCTTGGCAAAGCCCTGGTAGGCGTTTTGGATAGCGTCGATGGAGGTGCCCATCTTGGCGGCGTTGTCCGTCATGTCCAGGATGGCGGTGTTAGCCGCCTCCACAGCAGCGGCGGTATCTCCGCCGTAGGCCTGCCGCAGCGCCGCGCCGAAGGACACCGCCTGCTCGGCGTAGTCGTTGGCGCTGATGCCCGCCTGGGCCGCCTGGGCGGCGTAGTCCTTCGCCGCCGCTGCCGCCTGGCCGTAGATGGTCTCCAGGCCGCCGAAGCTCTGCTGCAGGTCGCCCCCGGCGTTAAGGGCGGTCTTGATCACCGCGCCGATGCCCGCCGCCACCACGGCGCCCTTGATGGCTCCCGCCAGGGCGCCGCCCGCGCTCTTTCCCGCGCTCTCTCCGGCGCCGCCCATCTCCTTTTCCAGCTCGCCCTTGATGCCGGTGGCCTTGGGCACAATTCGCAAAAACGCCTCGCCAATCTCCGGCATGGTCATCACTCTCCTCTCAATATCCGCGCCCGGGCGGCCTCAAAGGCCTCCGGGGTGTCAAAGCCGCCCCGCTCTCGCACCGGCCCCAGGGCCTCGAAGATGCTCTCCGGATTCTGGCCCTTGGCCCCGGCCAGCATCCACAGCAGCGCCCCCAGCCGGTCGGCGATCACCGCCAGCAGCGCCGTCTCCGGCCCCGCCTGGGTGTTGGCCAGCCGGCGACTGGTGCGGCTGTCCTCTGGCAGCCCGGCGTACAGTGTGGCGGCCAGGCGGGGCGGCACCGCCCGCCA